ATGAATAATATAAATGAAAGGTCTGAGGGAAATGCGACCTTACCAAATAAACCACTTCCCGTTATTAAGTATTGTCTTTATGCTCGTAAATCAATGGAAGACGAAGAACGGCAAGCTTTGTCTATTGATTCACAGCTTAAGGAAATGAAGCAAATAGCAGAAAGAGATAATCTCTATGTCGTTGCAATGCGAACAGAAGCTCACTCTGCAAAAAATTCAGGTCAGCGTCCTGTCTTTAATCAGATGATTGAAGAACTACGCAATGGCAAATACAACGCCATCCTTACATGGAATCCTGATCGTCTTAGTAGAAATGCTGGAGATCTTGGTGTGTTGGTTGATCTGATGGATAGTCAATTATTAGTTGAAATACGAACCTATAATCAAAAGTTTAGTAATTCGCCGAATGAAAAGTTTTTACTCATGATACTTGGTTCTCAAGCGAAACTTGAAAACGATAATAAGAGTATTAATGTGAAGCGTGGTCTACGTACCAAAGTTGAGATGGGATTATGACCCACAGTTGCACCCACAGGATATTTGAACAACATGACGAGAGGTAAAGAGGGTCATGTCGTCATTGATCCTATTCGTGCTCATGTAGTTAAACAAATATTTCAACTTGCATCAGAAGGTTGGAGTCATAGGAGAATTAGAAGATGGCTTCGTGATGATTTAGATTTCAGATCTAAAAACAACAAGCACTTAGCAATGAGTACAATACAAAAAATCTTATGTACACCTTTTTATTATGGTGAATTTGAGTTTCCAAGAAAAAGTGGCAATTGGTACAAAGGAATACATACACCACTTATCACAAAAGAATTGTACGATCAGGTGCGAGAGCAGACCGATGCAAAGAAGAGATTGCAGTATGTGTATAAGAAGAACTTTGCCTACACCAAGCTAATGAAGTGCGGTTTGTGTGGAGGAAATGTAACAGCAGAAGAAAAGTTCAAAGCACTGAAAGACGGATCCATCGCTCGATACGTTTACTATGGATGCACACGATCCAAAGATCCATCATGCAAAATCAGATATATTCGTGAAGAGTACCTTATTCAGTCACTTCGTGAATTAGTTGATAAATTATCACTCGATGATCTTGGACTTCGTGGTCAGTTTGAGAAAGAAGTTGAACGCATCCATCGATTCAATTGTGATGTTATGGGTAAACCACCAATGTACACGGATGCAGAGGAGCAAGATGTTGATATTAAAAAGTATATTAAATACATACTTCTCGATGGTTCTATTGAAGAGAAAAGAAATATACTCCTCAACTTGAAGAGTAAATTAATTCTCAAAGACGGCTTCGTATATCTAGATGTCGTTACCGATGAAGATGAGAGTCTGATGCCTACTCCTGTAGGAGAGTAATCCTTTTATCATTCAGCACTAGTCTACTTCTTAAGTGTCCCAGTAACTCACGCTTTTCTAGTGGTGTGCCTTCACGCAACACATACTTAGCATATTCTCGAGTATTCACATCATCCTCGTTGATGCTGTATTTCGGTGTGCCTTTTGTTGCCAATCTTTGGAGTCGATTGAATCTTTTAATTTCTTCTTCAAGTTTCATTCTCATGCCTAATTCATTGATACTCACTTTATCTATAATCTTGAAGAGTTCCTCAATCAGTTCTTCTTCTCGTATGTATTTATTTTTGCAATTCCTATCCTTTGATTTACTGCATGAGTAGTAGACATATTTTGCTGTCGTTCCATCCTTGAGTTCCTTATATTTCTCTTGTGCCGTTATTCCTGATTCACACATCCCGCAGGTAAATAATTTAGTGAATGCAAACTCTCTATTTTCTCGCACTATCTTATCTCTCTTTAATCTGTCCTGAGCCTTATCAAACAACTCCTTAGTGATCAGTGGTTCGTGCGATCCTTGATACCATTGTCCTGAATTTCGTGGGTATTCAAATGGTCCGTAGTAGATTGGCATATCGAATATACGATAAACCCCCGACAGTGTCAGGGGTTTGTTTCCTCGAGTATAGAAGTTCAAATCGAACCGTAACCAGTTGTACACTTTTCTACCACTCCATCCTTCGAACGCAACTTTTTCAAACATTTGTTTGATGACATGTGCTCTATCAGGATCGGGTAGTATCTGACACTTCTTATCCATTCTTTTCTGGTTGATATATCCCAGTGGTGCCATGCCAGGCCAGAGACCTGATTCCACACGGGTACGTAGTCCACGTTTTACGTTTATTCCTCGATTGTCGTTTTCGAGTTTTGCCTGACTCCCTAAAATCATCAGGAGAAATTTCTCATTTGGATTGTTTGAAAATGTCTGACCGAATGTTCGTATCTGTAAAAGTTTTCCTGCATCCATTAAGTCTACTATCTTTCCAAGGTCTCCTGCGTTTCTACTGATACGGTCAGGTGCCCACGTGAGAATGGCATTGTATTTACCGTCTCGTATCTCCTCGACAATTTCGTTAAATACGGGTCGTTGCCCAGTTTCCTTTGCAGAATGACTCTCTCTTTTCATGGATACAATCTCCAGTCCCTCACGTTCTGCTAACTGGAGCATTTCCTTGATCTGGGAATCTATTGATAGGACTTGCCGTTCCTCAGACTCGCTCGACTTTCGAGCATAGAGGCAATATCGGGTTTTAATGGTCTTTATGTCTTCTTGGGCTATCTCAAAGCCCTGCGGTGCTGTTATTTTCATATAACACATTAATGACGCAACTCTTTGTAGGAGTCCAGAGCGTCCCACTTCCTAGCTGTTGGTAACTAAATTACCCTTATTTTTCAACGTAAGCTAAGATGTAGACCTATGAAAACCTATGAACACTTGACTTTGTATCTTGAATCTGATAGACTCAAATTACAACATATGAGAAAAGATATACAAGAAAAACTTAAGGGGATGCCAGAACTACTCTCTATCGGGCAGGTAGCAGAGATTTTTTCCATCCATCAGGATACTTTGCGTAATTGGGAAAAAGACGGAACACTCGTTCCTCTTAGGGTTGGACCACGAAAAGACCGAAAATATCGTCCACAGGATATTGAGGCAATCGTAGACAAAATGGGTAGCAAATTGACACTTCCTCAATTGGAATCATTCCTTTGGAAGAGTGCTGACATTCTCCGTGGAAAAATCGATAGTTCAGACTACAAGAAATATATCTTTGGTCTTCTTTTTTATAAACGAATGAGTGACGTATGGGATGAAGAGTTTAACGCTGTAATGAAAGAGTACAACGATGAGGACATCGCTCGTGCGGACTACAACCACCGTTTTCAAGTACCGAAGGATTGCCGATGGGAGAAAGTTACCCAACAAGCAGAAAGCATTGGACGGAAGCTTAATGACATTTTTGAAAAACTAGCTAATGCGAACAGTCCTAAGCTCGATAAGATTTTTGAAGACCTAGATTTTGCAAACAAAGATCGTTTTCCAAACGAAACGCTTCAACGTCTTATCAATCATTTTTCTCAGTACAATTTTGGTAATACATACATCAGCTCCGACCTTCTCGGTGATGCATACGAATATTTGATCAAGCAATTCGCAGCAGACGCAGGCAAGAAAGGTGGCGAGTTCTACACACCCCGTGAAGTTGAAAAAGTTATCGTGGGCATTCTAAAACCTCACCAAAAAGATCACATATATGATCCAACAGTTGGATCAGGTGGTTTCCTTTTGGAAGCATACGACTATCTTAAACAAAAATCTGGCGAGAAGATTGCTAAAACTCTTTACTTGTACGGACAAGAACAAAACCTCGCTACTTTTGCAATCGCAAAAATCAACATGTTCCTTCATGGGCTTGATAGTGCTGACATTCGTCGAGGAGACACACTGGCAAACCCACAATTCCTTAATCAACAAGGAGGTTTACAGACTTTTGATATCGTAGTTGCCAATCCTCCATATTCAATTAAAGACTGGGAGTACGAGGCATTCAAAACAAAGTTCGGTCGTCTTGAAGGATATGATGCTCCACCAGATAAAAATGCTGACTACGCATTTGTTCTTCATATCATTAAATCAATGAACACCAATGGTCGTGCAGGTATTGTGTTGCCACACGGTGTATTAACCAGAGGTAATGCCGAGGCACGAATTCGTGAGCAAATACTTAGAAACGATCTTGTTGAGGCGATTGTCGCTCTTCCCCCAAAACTCTTCTACGGTACAGGTATCCCTGCCGTGGTGGTAATTCTCAATAAAAACAAAGCCGAGGAAAAGAAAAACAAGGTTTTGATCATCGATGCAGAAAAAGATTTTCAGGAGGGAAAAAATCAAAACACCCTACGACCTCAGGATGTTAGCAAGATAGTAAAAGCGTTTAACAGCTACGAAGATATCGAGAAGTATGCTCGTGTCGTTTCTCTAGATGATGTTGAAAGTAAAGGCTTTCACCTAAACATTCATGAATACGTTGATTCTTCTGAGGAAGATGAAGTTGTTGATGTAAAAAAAGTTAGAAGTGAAATTGTCTCTCTTAAAAAAGAGTTAGTGGAAGCGGATAAATTAGTCGAAAAATATTTAGACGAACTTAATTATTAACAATATGGCAAATACTAAAAGACAAATTTTCTATAGTTTTCATTTCGATAAGGATGTAATGCGAGTTCAGCAAATAAGAAACATTGGCACAATCGAGGGTAATACTCCTGTTTCAGTAAATGACTGGGAACAAGTTAAGCGTGGAGGAACAAAAGCTATTGAAAACTGGATAGATCAGAACATGAAGTATAAAAACTGTGTAGTCGTTCTGATTGGTGAAGATACTGCAGATCGAGAATGGGTCAAATATGAAATCAAAAAAGCATGGAACGACGGTCGTGGTCTTGTGGGTATCTACATTCATAACCTGAAGTGTCCAAGAAATGGGATCAGCCGACAAGGGAAAAATCCTTTTGAACAATTCACGGTCAGTGGAAGGTCAATGTCCTCAATAGTGACTTGTTACAACCCAAGTTCTTATGATGCGTACGGTGATATAAAAAATAATCTTGAGAGATTGGTCGAAGAAGCGATAAGTATAAGAAATAATTATTAAATATATGGAAGAAACAAACTTTAATGAAAATAAACTAAAGCACTTGGAGTTAATTCAAGGTGTAATTACTAGAATGGCGGGAAATCTATTCTACCTACGAGGATGGGTTATTACTTTGGTTGCCGGTGTCTTAGCCTTGTTGTCTCAGATAAGTGGTGATGTTTTGCCATTCCTACTTGTCATTTTGGTCATGATCATTTCATGGATATATGATGGCTATTTCCTATCTCTGGAAAGAATGTATAGAGACCTATATAACAAAGTGAGGAAATTAAACGCTAAAGATGTTGATTTTTCAATGGATGTTACTGAATTTCAAAAGTATAAGAAAAATACAATTTTCTTTTGTATGCTCTCTTCAACCTTATTGTTTTTCTACGCACCTTTAATTGCCTGTGCAATATATCTAGTAGTAAACGCAAACTAATATATGGAAAGCAATACATCAAAAAAAATATTCGTTAGCTACAAATATAAAGATTATGATGTTTTGGGTTTGCCTGAATACACACCTACTGAGGACACAAATTATCTTTACACACCTAGACATTATGTAGATAAAATAATTGAAGTTGTGGGTGCTGAGCATATTTATAAAGGTGAAAAAAGTGATGATGATGCAAGTCATCTATCAGATACAACAATCCACTCTAAACTAAAAGACAAACTCTTTGATAGTTCTATAACAATCGTGCTTCTCTCTCCAAACATGATTGATGCTTACGAACCTCAAGAAGAACAATGGATTCCAAATGAGATTTCTTATTCTTTGCGAGTTCAACAACGTGGAGAAAAAACAAGTTGGACAAATGGTCTAATTTTAGTCGCATTACCAGATAGTAACGGTAGTTACGATCATGCGGTAATCGATAGACCTTGTGGTGTTCGAAGTTGGCAAACTCAAAACTTCTTTAACATCATAAAGAATAATATGTTCAACAGGAAAGATAAGAATCATTCACTGTGTGATACCTGCTACGGATATCACCACCATGGGTGGGACCATTCCTATGCACATCCAGTTAAATGGGAAGATTTTATCGCCAACCACAATACATACATTGACCGTGCTGTGGCCCTAAAAGATGCGATACACGATTTTGAGGTAGTAAAAACACATGACTAATTATGAAGACTAACTTATTACAAAAGAATATTCCTAAGGATTGGAGCGTAAAGAAGATTAAGGATCTTTTGGATTTTGAGCAACCAACAAAATATATTGTTGAAAGCTCAAGTTACACCACTACAGGAAAGACGGCTGTACTCACAGCTAACAAGTCTTTTGTTTTAGGTTACACAAACGAAACTGATGGTGTGTATACGGATACTCCCGCAATTATTTTTGATGATTTTACTACTGATAGTAAATATGTCGATTTCCCATTTAAGGTAAAATCTTCCGCAATAAAAATTCTCACGAACCGAGACCAGAACACAGACCTCAAATTTGTTTATGAGATCATGAAATCTTTTACTTTCCCAATCGCTAACCATAAGCGACATTACATTTCGCAATACCAAGAACTAGATATCGTCATTCCTTCAATTAAAGAACAGAGGAAGATAGCAGATATTTTGAGTGCGGTTGATGACAATATTACTAAAATTAGTGAAATTATTAATGCAACCAAAAGACTCAAGACATCCCTTACTCATAAGATTTTTTCTGAGTATATAAATGAGAAAAATGAGAAATGGGTAAGACTCGGAGATGTTTGCGTAACTAGTTCTGGAGGGACTCCGCTAAAAAGTAAGCGAGAATACTACGAAAATGGAACAATCCCTTGGTTAACAAGCGGTGAAGTTCGTCAGGGTCATGTAAGCACATCAAAACAATTTATTACAAAACAGGCTTTGGAAGACTCATCAGCAAAAGTATTTCCTCGTAATACAATTCTTATTGCAATGTATGGTGCAACCGCAGGACAGGTTGGTTTATTAGATTTTGAATCCTCAACGAATCAAGCAATTTGTGGAGTTTTGCCGAATGACAAATTTTATCCAGAATTTTTGTATCAATTTTTACTGACGATAACAAAAGATTTTGTTAATCAAGCAACTGGTGCTGCTCAACCGAATATATCGCAAGCTGTTATCAGAGATACCTTTATCCCAGTTCCTGATTTAGAAAAACAACATAAAATAGCCGAGATTATTTCTTCTATTGATAACAAGATATTAATTAGCGAAAACTTAAAATTTAAATTATCAGAGCTTAAGCAAGGGTTAATGGCAGATCTCTTGAGTGGAAAAGTAAGAACCAAATAACATGAAATTCAACGAATTATATACAATAGAAAAACATATCATTAAATTCATCCAAGAAAATCTTGGCTATGAATTTATTCCTGCCGAAGAATTTTCAAAGCTTCGTACTTTTGAAAACGAGTTCATAATTACTTCTCATTTACTAGAGTCTGTTCAGAAAATAAACGGCATTGATGAAAATTTGGCTTTAAGTGTTGTTCGAGAAATAAAGAAACTGGATACCAACGAAGCATTTCTTTTTGCAATGCGAAACGGGGTTAACCTCAAGGATCCTGCCACTGGCAAGAACCGTGATTTTCAAATTGTTGATTTTACAAACCCTGACAACAATCGATTTGTTGTAACAAGCCAGTTCTATTTTGAAGGTACGACAGAGAACATCCGTCCTGATGTAATGATATTCCTTAACGGCTTACCAGTATCTGATATTGAGGCTAAAAGCCCTACCGCTTCTAGCTCAGTAAGTTTTGAGAATGCTATTGATCAGATTAAGCGATACGAAAAAGTTGCCTCCAAGCTATTCTTGCCAAACTGTTTCAACATTGCGACCGATGGACTTAAGACTGTCTACGGAGCAACCTATTCTCCAAAGCAATACTTTTTGACTTGGCGAGAAGATCCACATAATGAGCCAAAGATGTTTGAGGATGAATTAGATTCAACCCTCTACTTCCTATTTGGAAAAGAACAGCTTCTCGATATCCTGAAGAACTTTATTGTTTTTGAAAAGAAAAAGGACGGAATCACAAAAAAGATTGCTCGCTATCAGCAACTTTATGCAACCAATAAAATTGTTCAGCGAGTTGAAGATGGCGACTATAAGAAAGGTCTGATTTGGCATACACAAGGATCAGGAAAGACCCTTACTATGTTTTTCACTGCATGGAAGCTTCGCTATGCTCCTGAACTAAAGAACCCAAAAGTATTTATCCTTATCGACCGTATTGATCTTGATGATCAGGTATTTGAAGAGTTTGAAGCATGGGGTGGTCAAAATCTTATTCGTGTTGAGTCTCGCAAAGACCTTGAAAAGAAAATCAAAGGGGCTGACCGAGGTATCTTCATTTCAACTATTCAGAAATTTACAGAGCTTGAGGAAATAGAAAGTATCGATGGCAATGTGATTGTTTTATCTGATGAAGCCCATCGAGACAACGAAGGTATATCTGCTATCAAAATGCGTAATGCATTCAAGGATGCGTTCTTCTTTGGATTTACAGGAACTCCTATTGATAAGTTGACGATCAACACTCATCGTAACTTTGGTGAAGAGGGAGAGCGATATCTAGACTACTATTCAATTCAGCAAGCCATTGATGATGGTGCTACTTTACCTGTTACATACGAGGCACGGCTATCAAAATTCTTTATTGATGAGGAAACCGTAGATAAGAAATTTAATGAACTGACCGCTGAACTTAGTAAGGAACAAAAAGAACTTCTTACAAAGAGATACGGAAAGAAAGAAGCACTTGTAAAGTTAGAGAAGCGAATGGAGGCTGTCATACAAGATATTGTTGAACATTACAAGCTCTACGTCTTGCCTAATGGATTTAAAGCACAGTTTGTATGTTATGACCGTGAAGCGACAGCAAAGTATAAAGACCTACTAGACAAGCTTGTGCCGTCTGAATGGTCTGAGGTAGTGTATTCTCCGGCGGATCCAAATAGTGATAGTGATGATCTTAAGAAATACAACACTAATAAACAGAAGAGAGAGAAAATCATTGAGCAATTCAAAGACCCATCTCATCCTCTAAAATTCCTATTGGTCTGTGACATGCTTTTGACTGGTTTTGATGCACCTGTTGAACAGGTTATGTATCTCGATAAGCCATTACGAGATCATAATCTTCTTCAGGCTATTGCTCGTACTAATCGAGTCTATCCAAATAAAGGATGTGGAAAGATTATTGATTATTATGGTGTGACAAAAAACCTTTATGACGCACTCAACTTTGATGAGAGTGTTGTTGATAGTGCAATGATAAACATCGAGAGACTGAAGGAGGACTTCAAAAAAGTACTCGATGAAGTCATGAGTCTATTTGAAGGAGTTAATATCGAAGACCCTTCAATCGATAATCTTCGTCGATGTCTAAAGATATTTATCGACAATCAGAGCAAACAACAATTCTTTAAAGATAAGTACAGTCGCCTAAAGATGTTGTTTGAGATACTTTCTCCTGACCCATTCCTTATTGAGTACTTGCGAAAGTTTGAATGGATCACTAGCTTCTACCTTGCTTTTAGTAAGGAATTTCAACCAGAAGGAGTTGATGCGTTTTCTCTTGCCGAATATGGAGAGAAGATCAAAAACCTTATTCAAGACAAAATCGATTACGAAGGAATCACTAAAAACTTCCGTGAGTTGTCAGTTCATGACCTTGCAACACTTAATAAGTTGGACAAGCTTCCTGAAGAAGACAAGGCTCTCAACCTTGAGAAAATGCTTAAGCGTGAAATATCTATTAACATAGATACTCACCCTGCATTTAAAGGTTTTGGGGAACGACTAACTTCTATCAGACAAGAATTTGAAAAACATCAGATTGATCTCGCTGAGCGTATCAAGCGATATTACGAGTTGCTTAATGACATTAAGACAAAGACAGAAGAAGCTAAGGAACTAGGATACTCACTTCACGAATACGGACTGTTTGTTATTTCTGAGGAGTTTATTGGTGAATCTGATAAAACTGTTATCAAAGAATTCATCAAGGAAATGTCATCTCGACTAGAAGATGTGCTCGATGAAGGATGGCAAGATTCTTCAAAGCGTGAAGAATTTATCAAAGAAGCAAAGAGAACACTACAAGAATTAATCCTCAAGGATTACAAAGGCAAGATTCAGATTTCTGACTTCCACAAATACCTAAACCGACTCATTGATGTGGTAATTAAAAAATTCTAATTATGAAAAAGCATATAGAACTTCACAAAAGAAAAGTTCCATATACGCTCAAGGTAAGTAAGCGAGCAAAAAGACTCCGCCTCGCAATTTATTGTGACGGTGCTTTTATTGTGACCACCCCTAGAAATGTTGATGTTTCTGTTATTGAGAAATTCATCATACAGCGATCTCAATGGGTCATCGATAAATTAGATTACTTTAGTCAGTTTGCTGATGTATTCAAAAAGAAAAATACCAATGTTGAGTATCAAAAATATAAAGAACAGGCTCTGGTCTTGGCTGAGGAAAAGGTCAAAAAATTCAACAAGATATACAAGTTTTCCTTTAATAAAATTAATATCAAAAACCAGAAGACTCGCTGGGGTAGCTGTTCTAAAAAAGGTAATCTCAATTTCAACTATAAGATTGCGTTGCTACCTGAACGTCTCGCTGAGTACATAGTCGTACACGAACTCTGTCATCTCGGACAATTTAACCACTCTCAGAAGTTTTGGAATCTGGTAGCCAAAGCCATGCCTGATTATCTAGAGATTAAGGAAGAACTAAAAAGGAGTGGTTTAAGATTTCACTAACATGGATGATTGGAGCTTTAACATACCTAAAAAGATTTTAAGAGCATTATTGATTGGTGCAGTAATACTTGCTGTTATCTACGGAGTTTTTAACGGTGACTCAAAGAAAGGTGCAGAATTCTATATGAAAGAAGTTAAATTCATTATGACCCCCATCATAAATAAGATGCAAAACCGTATGGAAAAGATGTTTGATAGAGCTTTAAACAAAACTCAAGATAGTCAAAATAAAAGTACCGAGAACTAACCAAATAATATTCCACCCGCAACTGGATTGTTCTCAATGATTTTAAGAACCACGATAGAAAAAGCGTCAGCTAGATCATCGTGTTTTTCCTTTCCAAATCCAAGGAGTTGATCAATTAATTCCTCACACCCACTTTCAGGGAATAGAATCCTCCCATCCTTTAATAGTGGAGTTGTAAGTCGCAATCGTGCACCTTTGTCATTTCTACCAGTAGGTACCCCTTCAATGTCATATTTTTGGCTTTCAAAGAATTGAATCAATGCCTTTTGATATCCAACATCTTCAACATACAACTTTACTCGGTTATGCTTTAACTTTTCAGTTGCTACTAATGCTTTAATAAATTCTGCATGTACAGGAAATGAACTTCTCTTGTTGTAGGGATGTTTTTGAATATAGATTTTCATGTTTTTTCCTGTGCCGTATACATATGCAACAACAATAGCAGTACAATCAGCAGAATCTTTTTCACTTACCGCCAAATCAATACCGATACAGATACTTCTGAATCCATCCGCAGGCATCTTGTCATAAAATGTGATCCATTCAGGAGATACGATTTGCTCGTCTGTAGTAATAATCTGGAGCATATACTCACGAAACCATGCGACCTCATTCATGGTCTTTTCTCTTTCAGCCTCAACGTCTTCAATGGTCGGATACTTGCCGGGCCACAAAGGATTACCTTTTCCATCTACGATTGGGTATTCTCGATAGACTGATTTGATACGCCTCATTTCATCGCCTTCAATACGCTTTTGCAGACGTTTCAATACAGAATCTTCATGTAGAAGATTACCCACAGCAATAATGCGAGTTTTCTTTGTTCCTGCGGGAATAACCTCACTCACAAGCCAATTAAATGTCTTGTCACGCCCAGCTCGTGTTTTTACTGAATTAGTATCTTCGATGTCATCAAGAATAATAAGGTCTGGTCTGTATTGATCGTGTCGCATACCACGGATACTTTGCTCAACCGAGCTAATCATTATCTTCACATTGAGTCGCTTGATAATAAGAGCAGTGGCATTACCGAGATTATTCTTTTCTTCTTCAAATGGTCCGAGGTCTTTTCTCAGTAGTTCGTTATTTAAAAGTTGACTCTTGATGTTCAAAAGATACTGCCGTGCTTTCTGTTCAGTCTGACCACAAATGACAATAAGTTTTCGTTGCTGAATTCCGAGAATAGACCACAGGACATATGCCGTTGAGATGATGGTTGATTTTGCTGATCCACGGAATGCAACAAAAACCGCAAGCTTGATTTGCTCGTCTTCAAGAATACGAAACATCTCCTCATGAAAGGGTGCTGTCTCATATTCCATGTATTGATGAAAATATATCGGGAAGAAGAATTCAAAACTATTTTGTACAGTATGCTTTCTTACGACCTGATCTGTAAGAATTTTCTCAAAGATATCCTCATCACTATTCCTTTGTATCTTTAAACTTGGCATGTTTGCGTAGTGATGAAAGTTTGAGGGCGGCACGGATGTGCTTTTTCTCTTCTTTCGTAAGTGGTTTCTCTTTTGTCTCAACACTTCCTGATAGTTCAAGCTTGTTGCTGTATCGAGGATTATGAGTTGAGAGATACAAACGGATAGCTTCTATTTTTTTGTCACCAATGAGAGAGAAGAGTTGGTTTTCAGCGATATCAGACATGAATTTCCGTCCGTCATTTAATGCTTCATCAACTTGTCGCTCAAACTTCTTACTGCCTGCAATCCACCTATACACGCTCGCACGAGAAATACCAACCTTCTGACAAGAGGTTTCAAGCGTTGGCGTACGCCTTAACTGATCAAGAAGTGCATCCCTGATTTTGCTTTGACGCTCATTGATTGAATCTTTTCTACTCATAGTTTTTTCGCTTTGATGTTGGTGAGTTTTTCAAAACGATCAATGATTGTTTGACAGTACTCAGTATCCATCTCGACTCCGATGCACATACGCTTTGTTTGCTCACATGCTAGTAGTGTCGTGCCTGATCCAAGAAATCCATCAAACACCACATCTCCGATTCGGGTGCTGTTTAGTACGAGTCTACGAATAAGCTCAATCGGCTTTGTCGAAGGGTGCATCTTGCTTTTGTTTGGTCTTGGGCAGACTAAAACACTCTTGTCTTTTGATTTCAAGAACTCATGTGTCCCATGCCACCCATAAGCAATAAGTTCGTGTTGTGGTGCGTAATCCATTCGACCAATAACAGCATGTGTTTTTACCCAGATAAGTAGTTGTGCAAATTTTAATCCTGCATCGTGCATTCCGTCACGAAGAGCAAATATCATCTTGTCTGAATTGAAGATATAAAAACTATTCTTACGATCAAGATGTGGTCGAATTGCTTCAACCCAGTCACGAGAAAAAGTTTTATACTCCTGATCACTTTGTAGGTGGTCATTTAAGATTGGCTTATTCTTGGCGAGTGTTTTGAATCCTTCTTTGCTTTCAGTTACTGCCACTCCGTAGGGAGGGTCTGATATCACTGCCTTTATCTTATGCTTGCCAACAAGCTTTGCGACCATGTCTTTGTTGCGAGAGTCTGCACATAACAAGAGGTGCGATCCTAATTGAAATGTATCCCCGTATTTAATTGAGTTTGGTGACTTTTTCATCGGATATATTCTTAAATCTATTAATAATTACCTGACAAAAAACTGGCTCGATCTCTGCAAGGAATGCTCGACGTTTGAGGGATTCACAAGCCACGAGAAGACTCCCTGACCCTGCTGTCAGGTCAAGAATTGCATCGCCGGGCTTACTGCATCGCCTGATACTTTTTTCGTATAGGGTCGGAGGCTTCATAGTAGGGTGAAGGTATTGGGAACTCGGTAATCTTTTCACAAGCCATATCTGGAACATGTCCAACACATCTTCAATCAGTCTATTTCCTGAAGATATCTCTTTGTTTTGAAACTCAGTGAGATTCTTTATCTTGTCGGAAAGATAAGGCTTTCCTCGCACGCCATACATACATAGTTCCACAGCACGATTAAAGGCAATTTTTGGAGTTGGGTTATGCTGTGATTTTGCCCATAGGCAAAGTCGTTTGAAATCAATACCGACCGTCTTGAAAACATCTTGCATCGTTCCAAGATATTTTTCATCAAGCCATGCAAAAGCGTGGCAGTCGTTCTTCGATATCTCTAGTGCATTTTTTAAGATGCTTGCAAGAAACTCCTTATATTCAGCATCTGATTTTTTATCATTAATAGTTCCTCCGTAATTTTGCTTACCCCCTAATCCTGCCGAGTAATCTACGCCTATGTTGTATGGAAAATCTATATTGATTAGATCTATCCGCTCAGAACCTACTAGCTCAGTAACCGTTTCTTTTTTAGTACTATCTCCACAGATTAAAACGTGATTGCCGAGTGAAAATTTGTCACCCAATTTTATGTCTGTTTTTTGAGCTTCTTTGAGTTCTTTTTCAAGATCAATATCATCGTCATCTACTTCGAGGTTGTCATCAAAAATATTTGAAAGATCAAATGAATCAAAACCCGCAGTAAGGAGTTCATCGAGATCAAAATCTCTTGCAAGTTTTTCAAAATCCCAAGATGCACCACTTCGATTTGAGGTAAGTAGGTAGTCTTTAAATTCCTTTTCCGAAAGTGGTCTATTTGGGACTCTCACTTCAATCTCCTCATCCTCTCGACCAAGAAGAGACAGAACCATCACTCGCTGGTTACCAGCGACTAAAGTGCCATCTGTGTTGATGCAGGGCAATTCTGCCAGATCAAACTTTTTAAGACTCCGCTTGAGTCCTTCAAGTTGTGTCGGGGATAGTATTCGAGGATTCTTTTCGTATCGAATCAAATCCTTCACTTTACGTTTCTCCGTATGCCAAACTAATTTTTTACTCATAGTTATATTGGTTAGTTGATAATGTAGATATGTGTATATCTGCATTGAGCATAGATCTTAAAAAAGAAGCTGTAATCTGTAACTTTGAGGGATATAAATACTAAAAAAGCCCGTATTTGCGGGCTTTTTTATAAACTTTTCCACTCCACTTATTCGCCGAGCACTCTGTCGTCTATGAATTCAAGTCTAATGTCTGGGTTGAAAGCGTATCCTTTTCTTTTTCTATCAAAATCTCCTTTAATAAATTCATCTCGTTCGGTAAGTTTAAAATGTCCAACAACACGACGATTTATTTTTCGTATGGTTACTCTTAGCGACTCTGTATTTTTGTAAGTCCCTAAAATAGATACTGCATCTTCAAGAGTTACATTTTTTCTTTCGTAAAATAATCTAATGATTGCTCGTTGGTCAGGTGTGAAATCGAGAGGTTCTTTTGCGTAATCTTTTCTCGTTAGGAACATTTCACCATCCTTGTTTATGTACACCACAAAATCAATTAACTTTTTTATACGCATCTGGTCGTAGGGTCGCAGGTAAAGTAATTCTCCAAGTTTTTGACCGTTACCTTTTTTGATGTAGATTGTTTCTTTCAACTCAACCTTTCGATATCCGCCAGTGTATACCGTTTCGGTAAGCTCAACTTTTGAGTTACGGTCAGAAACCATATTCATTCTTCGTATATCAATAAATTTACATGACTCCTCATGTTCCTTGTCTTTAAATGGATATATGAATTCTGGCTTCTTACGCTTCATATGCATATTTTACCTTAAATACGAGATATAATGTACGTATGGGAACGATTCAAGAATGTATCTTTTGTAAAAGCACAACCAACTCATTCAATAGTGTTGAGCATATTTTTCCTGAATCACTCGGTAACAAAGAGAAGATTTTAGATAAAGGATTTGTTTGTGATACTTGTAATAACGAGACATTATCAAAACTTGATGCAGAACTTCTTGATTTTGAGGGAATTAAATTCATGAGAACCATGAATGGCATTGAAAGCAAATCAGGGAAAGTTCCTGTCGCCAATTTCCCAAATCTAAAAATAGAAAACCCTGACAAGGATCACGTCCAAATACATCTTCAAACTATGAAGCATGTACGAGATCAAAGTGATACAGGTTTCAAACTAGATTTTCGTGGTACAAGAAAAATGGATGCGAAACGATTAAAACTTCTTGCGAGGTCTTTGTATAAAATTGGGTATGAATTAGTGTGTCTTGATCACGGACGAGATTTTGTCCTGTCGCCACGGTTTGATGAGGTGCGAGATATTATCCTCGGTAAAAAAGATTTCAGTGGTTATATACTCATGGGCAGTAACGAAAAATCAGAAAACCCACGAGTCAGCTATTATCCGCTCAAGGACGAGCAAGGGAGAGAGTTTATGGCATTCGACTTTGTATACCTGTTCGTACGATTCATCTTTGATATGGAGCGTAGAGAAGCCTTGCCAGAAGCAGGCACAAAGCTTGAGCGTATGACTGTAATGAAATTTGATGTAAATGAGACAGTGTCTGGGAAGCCTCTTTAG